TGGTGCAAAAAGATAGAGGATCATGGCGAGTATAGTTGATATTTGTAATAGCGCTTTAAATTTACTTGGTGCATCAACCATAAGCGCTTTAACCGATGACAATAAAAATGCAAGATTATGTAATCAAAGATATGAGCCTGTAAGAAATAGAGTATTTAGAAGTCATGCCTGGAATTGTTTGCATAAGAGAATACAACTAGCTCAAAATAGCACAGCTCCAGTTATTGAATATACCTATGCTTACGCATTACCAAGTGATTGTTTAAGAGTTTTAAAAATTCATAATGGTACAACGGATAGTATCGCGTCAGATATGGATTATAAATTAGAAGGTAGAAACATCGTTACCGATGAAGGAACAATATATCTGATCTACATCGCTTTGGATGAAGATCCAAATAATTATGATGCTTATCTTCAAGAAAGTATTTCACACATGCTGGCTTCGGATCTTGCTTATGCAATAACAAATAATGCAACATTAGCAAAAAATTATATGGAAAGAGCAGATGAAAGACTTAGAGAAGCAAGATTTGTAGATGCTACAGAAAATGCTTTAGGAACGGTAGAAAGCTCTGAGTTCACAGATGCTAAATTATAGTAATGACTTTAGCAGCATTTGATCCAAGAAATATTGATTGTTATCAAGAACCAAGATTTTTAATTCATTTTCAATGGGGAAGATCTGAAAAAATTTATCGTTACGCTTTAGTGGAAGTATTTAATTCAGGTGTTATCAATCACGAAACAAAACAAAAAGATGATGAAGTTGGTTTAACACAAAAAGAAATTTGGAAAAAAAAATATGCCTAGAACCACATTAGCCTTAACCAGTTTTGTTGGAGGAGAGTTTTCTCCTTTATTAGATGGCAGGACTGATTTTGATAAGTATTCCTCTGGAGTAAAAAAATTAGAGAACTTTTTAGTACGACCTCAAGGAGCAGCTACACGAAGAGTTGGAAGTCAATTTATTGCAGAAGTCAAAACAAGTTCTTTAAAAACAAGGTTGATTCCATTTGAATTTAATACTCAACAAACTTACGTCATCGAAGCAGGTAATACTTATTTCAGATTTTATAAAGATAAAGGACAAATTTTAGATAGTGGAGTGGCTTATGAAATTTCTACACCATATTTAACTGCAGAATTATTTGAATTAAAATTTGCTCAAAGTGCTGATGTTATGTACATCGTTCATCCCAATCATGAGGTGATGAAGTTATCAAGAACTGGTCATACTGCTTGGACATTAACAGAAGTGGAATTTACCGATGGACCATATTTATCGGCAAATACGACCTCAACTACGATGACACCTGGAGCAACAACAGGTGATGATCAAACTTTAACAGCATCTAGTGGAACATTTGCTTCTACCGATGTTGGAAGATTAATTAATTTTTCAGGCGGTTATGCAAAAATTAGATCTTATACAAGTGCAACTGTTGTTAAAATTGATATTAAAAGTGATTTTGACGATACATCTGCAGTAACAGATTGGAAATTAGGATCTTTCTCAGATACGACAGGTCATCCTTCAAGCGTTTCCTTTTTTGAACAACGATTAGTATTTGCAGGATCAACCAACGAACCGCAAACCTTATATTTTTCTAAATCTGGCGATTATGAAAATATGACTGCAGGAACAGATGCGGATGATGCTATGATTTATACCATAGCCTCAAATCAAGTTAATGTTATTCGTTACCTTAAAGCTGTTCGAACTTTGATAGTGGGTACAACTGGCGGTGAATATACTGTATCTGCGGATGGAACAGACGCGGCTGTAACGCCAACCAATGTAACAATAAAACGTCAATCATCTTTTGGATCAGCTAATGTTGATGCTCAACCTGCTGGCAATGCGGTTTTATTTTTACAAAAAGCAAAAAGAAAAATTAGAGAGTTAGCTTATAATTTTGATACCGATGGTTATACCGCTCCAGATTTAACTATCTTAAATGATGTTGTTACAAAAACTGGAGTCAATGAATTAGCCTATCAACAAGAACCAGATAGTATTTTATGGTGTGTACGAGAGGATGGAGAACTTGCAGGATTAACTTATCAAAGATCAGAAAATGTCGTAGCCTGGCATAGACAAATTTTTGGCGGACATTTTGGTGAAGCTCAAATCACCGTAACGGATTATGCAAACATAGCTACTGGAACTACGATTACGGTTACAAAATCAGACGACACAACAGTAACATTTACTTGCCAAGGTGCTGGAAGTTCTCCGACACCAGAAACAAATAAATTTTTTCATAACGAATCTAACGATACCACAGCAGATAATATATTTACTTGTATTAATGCTCATGCCGATTTTGTCGTTGCTAATCCAGCAGCGAATGTAGTTACTATAAGAGAAGTCGCTCACAAAGCAGGATTATTAAAATTAAAAAGTTCAGACACAACAAGACTAGCGGTAACAAGCGAAGGTATTACAGTTTGCGAAAGTGCCGCTTCTATTTCTGGAACTTTAACAGAAGATGAACTCTGGGTAATTAATAAAAGAACGGTTAATGGAACAACTAAAAGATTTGTAGAAGTTTTTGCAGATTTTGATTTTGATGAAACTGATTCAACCAGTTTTAAATTTTTAGATAGTCACCTCTCCTACTCTGGATCTGCAACAACGTCTTTAACAGGTTTAAGTCATTTAGAAGGTGAACGAGTTAGTATTTTAGGAGATGGTGCTACACATGCAGATAAAACTGTATCGAGTGGAGCCATTACTTTAGATCGATCCGTAACTACAGCTTGTGTAGGTTTGCCTTATAATTCCGTTTTACAAAGTATGCGTTTAGAAGGCGGAGCTGCAGAAGGAACTTCTCAAGGAAAAACAAAACGTATTAGCAAAGTAGTATTGAGATTATTCGAAACAGTTGGAGTTAAGGTAGGACCTTCTTTAACCAAATTAGAAACCATACCATTTAGAACAACAACTTCTTTATTATCAACTCCAGTAGATACTTTACTCGCTGGTGATAAAGAAATTGAATTTGACGGAGATTTTGAATCTGACGGATTTATTGTAATTAAACAAGATCAACCATTGCCTTGTTCGATCTTAGCGATTTATCCAACTTTAGTTACTGCGGATGGATAGCTTTGAGATCATTCCATACAAAGCAGAACATGGAGATGAAATTATTGCTTTTGGTATGAGTGATAAATTAATGGAACTTGATGCCACCTACTCTAATCATCGATTAGATATGGCAGTTCCTGGTTTATCTTTTACTTTATTAAAAAATAATACACCGATTGTTTCTGGAGGCGTTGTTCCAATGTGGGAAGGAGTTGGTGAAGGCTGGGTATTATCTTCAAAATATATTTTTGAAAATAAAATCAAAGCCGCAGGTTCTATAAAAAAACGATTAGATTATATTTGTAAGAACAACAAAATTAAAAGATTACAAACCGCAGTCAAAGCAGAATTTTTAATCGGCATAAGATTTGCTGAATGGCTAGGATTAACAAAAGAAGGTTTAATGAAAAAATACGGTCCAGACGGATCGAATTATTGGAGAATGGCAAAAATTTATGAGCTTTATAGGTAATATAGCTGCCGCACAATCAGCAAAGGTAATTGGAAAATATAATCAAGCTGTTTATAACCAGCAAGCAGCTTACGCAAAACAACAATCGGTTATGCGTGAGAAGGTTTATACGGAGTGGGAAAAACCAAAACTTCTTGAAAATCAAGCTACTTTCCTTGCTGAACAAAGAGTTAATATTTTTAAATCTGGCGCTGAGTTAAGAGAAGGAGAAACTGGTTATTTAGTTTTGTTAAAAAATATGGAGAACCTGGCAAGACAAGTTCAGATCTCTGATTATAACAAAGAAGTTGAAAGAATAGATTTAGTTAATAATTCCTTGCTCTTACAAGCTAGAGGTCGAGGCGAAAAATTAAAAGGCGATATGACAGCTAGAACTGAATATATAAAAGCTGGTGCTAGTTTATTAACGATGGGTCAAGCCTCTCATAAAGCAGGCAGGTTGGTGATCGTCTAATGGCAAAACTTACAATCGCAGATCCTAAAACACCGATTAAATATAGTACGATACCGCAAACTTCTACTTTAGCTTTACCATTATCGTTAGCAACACAAAGAGGAAAAGCAGTAACCCAGTTTGCTCAGGCAGTTGCAGGCATACAAAAAGATTTACATCAAATAGAAGATGAAAATCAGTTAAATGAAGTTTTACCAAAGATTGTTACAGGTATTCAAAAAGATTATGAAACTCATTCCAAATCTACAGATTTAACGAATGGTCCTAAAAAGTTTGAAAAAAAACTTGATATTAAAAATTATGCAGAACTTTTAAAAGGTAAGAATAAGAATGTTACAAGATTATTAGAACAAGAACTTAACAAACAAAAAATTAAATTATTACCAAACCTAGTTACTGCGATTACTTCAAATCTTGTTGATCAAAGCTTAATTAATATTGATACAAATCTTAATACTGCAATGCTTAATGCTACAAGTAGTCATGCATCTTTAATTGCTCTTGGAACTGTAGATTTTGATTCAATTATTAATAATAAAAATTATGAAGCTTTAGTTGGTCCTAAAAAATGGAAAGCATATACCGACAAAAAGAGATTACAATTAGCAGAATTACAATTAGAACAACCAATAAAATTAAAACCTAAAATTATTCTCGAATTTAAAGATAAGTTAATTGAAGAGGTTGGAACAGAGAAAGCCGAAGAATATTTAGATAAAGCTAGAGTTAGTTTAGTTTCAAAAACAACCAAAGAAAAGAAGCAAAATATTTTAGCAGAAGTTGCAGACAACGAAACCAAGATGGCTGCTTTTGTGGAAATATATGAACGAATTAATCGAGCTAAACATGATGTAAGTTTGGAAAACGAAGTTCCTTCTATTGCTGATCTTCACGATGCTTACGAACTCGGTTTCATTAATGAAGTGATGTACAACATGCTTATTAATGCAGTTAAAGGTGAAGAAGGTTTAACTGATCCAGAAATGTTTGAAATGATTACGGTTGCGCTTTATTCAGCCGAAAGCGTTGAACGAATGGATGATATTAAACGCGCTTATCTTTTAGATCCAACAATTTTAAGAAAAGTTGGTTTACAAGATATAACTTTATTTACAGCGATTGTTGATCGAGCTAAAAAAGATTTTACCGCTCATACGGATTATAAAAGTTATTCAAAATTAATTGATGCGAATTTAAAAAATCTTACCTTTATTAGTACACCAAAACATTTAAAAAAAGCACAGGAATTAGATTTTAGAAAAGAGTTAATTCATCGAGCTTATACAAAAAAAGTTTTAGATGGTATGACACCGAAGAATGCTTATCTTTCCATTTTGCAAAATGAAATGGATATTAATGCCATTCCAAATGTTAAAAATGCCGCTCCAAGTTTTTTAGCTAATGTTAAACTTACTGATGCTATTAAACAAAAACCAGATACCTTCTTTAATGATCAAAACGATTTAGCTTATACTCTTTTTGCTGGTGGCAAAATAGACGATAAAGAAATTAAAGGTCATGGCAATATACAAAAATTCAAACAGGATTTAGCTCAGTTAGATTTTATGCAAAAACTTTTCATTGCTCGATTAAGTGTAGCTCCTGGTGAAAATAAGGATGAACGATTGGAATGGGCGCTAGAAGGTGGAAACCAAATTGGCATGAGCATATTCAAAACTTCGGATAACTAATGGTAGTAAAAACTTTATTAAACGCAATAAAAGGTTCTAAAGCACCAAAAGTTAAAACTAAAAAAGAACCTGCAAAAATTTTCTACGCAGATAGAGATAGCACTCTCAAAGAAACTGCAAAAAAGTTTAAATCATCTAAGAAAAAAAGTAAAATGCAAAACGTTGGTGCATGGCTTAATAGAGAATCTCAAAAAGCAATAAACGAGGCAACTTCAGGACTATCTCTTAAATATACTAAACATGGCGAACCTTTTGTTTATAAAGGAACTGAACCTAGCGTATTAACAAAAGCAAAAGGATATTCTAAAATTGGAGCTATACCAGTAACAGCTAATATTTTAGTTGGTACATCTGAGGCAGAAGCAGGCGAAACAAATTTAATAGACAATGTATATCTACCAACTTTAGTTAAGGAAGAATTTGAAGGTAGTAAAGCTTTTGAAATAACTCAAAAAAACAAAGGTGATGTTAATTCATTGCTTACTAATGAAAAATCAAAAGAAGTAGCTCCTCCAACGGAATTTAATTTTAATACTTATGAAGAAGTTTTAGATTTTAAAGCACAACACCTGACACCTGAAAATATTAAAATGTTTTCAAAAGGTGTTGCTAACTTTACTTATGATTTAGGATCAGATGGTTTAAGAAGTTTAGTGGTTGCTGGAATTAATGGAATAGATTTTGGAGTTCAATTCATTCCTGTCATTGAAAAACTTATGGAGTATCAAACTGGTGGTCGTCTTGTAAGTAAAGATGGAAAATTTGTAGATTTAATTGACGATAAACAGGTTATGGATTTTGCCATGAACCTTAGCAACAATCTTGGTGAGTTTAGAGATTTTGTAAAAAACTTTGATCCGTTAGAAAAAGATAACA